CGAAAGTATTTCCTGAATTCCGATCTCCACTCCATTCCCGCCTTGTCCTTCCTTCTGGCCGATAGAAGGTGGATTGGAAAATGGCTGAAAATGCATATTGACTCCCATGGACCGATACAGATCTGCCATGGGTTTCCCCGATTTGGGATCATGTTTCATGCCGTCATGCGGCCAAACAACGGGAACCCATTCACCACGGCTTCTAATCGCCTGAGCATGAATTTCAGTCAATGCTCTGGATTGCTTCCAGCAATCGTATAAATAGAGAATATCCGTATCCCGATCCCATGTCAGGCAAACAAGCGTGGCAGCGTGTTCCCATCCAAAATCCACGCCGATGATCCTCGGCCAATGACCGGGGATACGGAATGGATCGATGATTATCTTTCCTTCGTCAACTGGATAAACCATGCCGGTACCAATCATGGGCTTGCCTTGAGACCGCATTTCCCGTTCATGTTCCGGGAATTTCAACAACGATTGTCGTCTCTTATCCGGAGTCATATGCGGCGCGTCGTCCCATGTGGCCGTAATCAGGGCTTCTCCTGGATTACGGGAATACATGATCTGATGCACCGTGCGCGTGATCCCATCTTCCGGCGTATAGGTAAGATACCCTATGCCGTCGGTGGAAAGCGTGGCGCGTTTCTGTTGCGATAAAATATCTTCCGGCGGCTCTTCGTCATCCCAGAACCCATGAAGCCTGTACCCCATGAATTTCTTTGCGCCTTGTTCGTAAGGTTTAAGATAAATCTTCGACCAACCACCGCTGGCGTGCTTCACCAGGCAGATTTCAAACGCATTGGGGACACCGGCTTTGCGCGTGGTCTCGCCGAGGCATTCTTTCGGTATGGCCCCAGTTCCCAGGGCGGTCGGATCGGCCGGCTCGCCGAATAATTCCTTTTGACAACGATCCCTGGTCGTCTCATTGGTATTGGAAGAAGCCATCCATTCGACCGGATAATCGAAAACATGGCCTTGCCACCAGTCGGGATACCTCCCCGTAAGATGCATCGCTGTTTCCATCGCGCCGCAAGTGGATTTCCCAATTTGATTCGCACACTGTAAAGCGCGCATGATCGCAAGATGCGATTTATTCTTGTCTGATTTTACCGGAACGAAATCACCCTCGCCGAAAACATGATGAAACTTTTTTTGGAATTCATAAGGATTATAAAATTCCAATCGGTGTATTTTTTGATATTGCTCCATCTTGGAAATGAGATGAACTACTTCTTCGGCAACATCCATAAATCATCCTCGATACGCCACGCAATCTTCACAAATAGTCCCGGTCACGTCTTTTTTCAAATGCACAGCGCGCAAAGTCTGAAATATCTCGGAGTTCCATCCTTCCATGAAACTCGTTCTGGTCAGGTCGGCCATAGTCCATTTATCCCCAGCATCGAAACAACAGGCCGAGAGCTTGCCATCGTAGGTTATATGACCTTCGGTAAAAGCCGACCAACAAGGCAAGGGATCGCGCAAGTTCTCGATCCGGCCCTGATTCCCCGCAATAGGCCGGAATCCCAACTCTTCCTCTCTCTTGGTGGCAAGGCTGCCCATTGAATACAAGGGCAACCAATAATGCTGATCCACGAACGGTCTAATCTCTTGTACCAGTCTCTCCATCGCCTGTTGTTGATCCCCGTCATACATGATGGATGAGGCATAAAGCCCGGTTTTATAACCGAGGTCTTTACGAAGTCGCCACGCTGTTTGTAAATTATTTTTAATATCGTAAAAAATATCCCCCTTTACCTGCGCGATTTCCGACAATTGTTCAGGCGTGGAGTTATTCAAAGAAAATTTCAAGGAATCCAAGCCAGCTTCCATCGCCGCCGCAACCCTGTATGGCCAAGCCAGACTGCCATTGGTAGTGCAAAAAACATAGGGGAACCCAACGACTCTTTTCGCATAACGAATGGCGTCAACCAGAATCTGCGGACGGGAAAACGGCTCGCCGATATAAAAAACCCCGAGCTCTTCGACCCCCGCCGCGCGCATCTCATTGGCTAAACGCATAAATAATTCCCAATCCATGTCTCCGCGTTTCTTGATCCGGAGATGATGCGCGCAAAATCCGCAGCGGAAATTACATTGACTGGTAAGCTCAATCTTCACTGACTTGGGGGCCGGAAGAACCGTTTTCCTGTAATTTTCCGGGATACCGGTAATTGCGTCTATTCTTTTCGTAATTTGATTGCTTGTCATAAAATAAATTACTTCTTTTTACTTTTACCGGCTTTACGTATAGCAATGGCGACTGCTTGTTTTTGCGGATAACCCTCCTTTTTTAAAATTCTGATGTTTTTGGAAACAGCTTTGTCCGATTTACCTTTGGCTAAGGGCATCAATGGCTCCTATCATGGGTTGATGAAAATTACCGATATAAACGCCTTTCTCATGTATTCTATCGGCGTTTCCCAACTCACCGACGATTTCATGATCATAATATTCGATTGATTTGGATTTGGTGAAATTGCCACCGACAATCGGGCGATATTCGACCCCTTTCTCGTCGAATTCCTTCTTGATTGATTCTATTTCATCGTCCACGATGGCGAAGGCAAACCAGGATGATTCCCCTGTTTCCTTCTGCATCCACCATCGGCGTTTCCGACAAACTTCTCTCCATCGTTCGGCGTTTTCTCTTCTGCCGGCAATAAAACCATAGAGTTTTTTCAACTGCTCCAACCCGACGGCGGCGGACATTTCCACGGGGCGGACGTTATATCCGGGAAACAGGAATTCATAAGCCGATGGCTCGATATTGAAAACATTCTTTTCCGGCAAATGCCGCGTCCATCCATGGGAACGAAGACAAAGAAGCATCTGATAATAATATTCATCATCCGTCGTGACGATTCCCCCTTCCATCGTCTGAATATGATGGGAGAAAAACATTGAGTGTGACGCCATGATCCCGAAATTACCGGTTTTCATTCCTTCATATTCGGCTCCCATGGATTCGCAATTATCTTCCAGAGTCGCATGATTCGGAAATCGTTTATAATCGTTCGGATTTCCCAAAAGATTAACGGCGAGAATCAATTCTTCTCCGGTATAAGCTTCGTGAAGCCGATCCAAATCATAATTCAGTGTATCCGGATCAATATCCACGAATTTCAGCGCCCAGTCGTATTGCTGGAACGGAGAATAAGATGTCGCCCATGAGACCGCCGGGACAATAACGACACCGGGACCATTCTGGATAGTAAAAGCAGCAACCATCAGAAGATTGGCCGAAGAACCGGAATTGACCATGACTGCGTATTTGGTCCCGCACCAATCGGCGTAAGCCTTTTCAAAAGCTCTTACATTCTTTCCCATCGTGAAATTCCCGGAATCAAGAACTTTCAGAATTGCGTTTTTCTCCTCCTGTCCCCAGGTATTAAGCGATAACGGGTGAATAATTTCTGATTTGCTCAATTTCAGATTCCACCATCTCTTTGATGATTTGTTCAAAGGAATATTTTGGTTTCCAACCTAATGCTCTGATCTTGGAAGCATCCCCAATCAGGCTATCCACATCCGCCGGACGATAACTATTTATATCCTGTTTTACATATTCCGACCAATCCGAAATTCCGATATGCTGGAATGCCTCGGTCAACAAATCCCTGATTGATCTCGATTCCCCCATAGCTACGACGTAATCACTGGGGGTCTCCTGTTGCATCATAATCCACATGGATTCGACAAAATCTTCCGCATGCCCCCAATCGCGTCTGGCATCGAGATTCCCCAATACGATATACCGATCCAGGCCGAATTTAATCCTCGCCACGCCACGACAGATTTTCCGGGTGACAAAATCCAAGCCTCGTATCGGAGATTCATGATTGAATAGAATTCCATTACAAGCAAAAAGCCCATAAGCTTCCCGATAATTGACCGTAAGCCAATAAGCGGCAAGTTTCGCCACACCGTAAGGGCTTCGAGGATGGAAAGATGTCATTTCAGATTGCGGCGGCTTGGACGCCCCGTAAAGCTCCGAGGTGGACGCTTGATAAAATCTTGCGCCGCACATCTTGGCCCCTTCCAGGCAGTTAAGAGTTCCAATCGCGTTGATTTCAAAAGTCGTCCTCGGTATTTTGAAAGACTCCCCAACATGAGACATCGCCGCGAGATGATAGATTTCCGAAGGATTGATCCTCTGGATAATATCGGTGATTCGTGGATCGGTAACGTCTCCCTCGACGATTCCCACGCCAATCGGAACTTGTTTAGGTTGCGAAGTTCTTCTGACAAGCCCATGAACTTCATATCCCTTTTCAATCAATAATTTCGAGAGATAACGGCCATCCTGTCCGGTAAGTCCGGTAATAAAAGCCCTCATCGCAGTTTCAAATGCACTTCGAGTTCCAGCGATTCCCTGCGTTTTTTGGAATCCGGATGCACGGAATAACCAGTGACAATAAAATATTCGGCCAGCTTCTCCAGCCACCACGCCGGGGGTTTGACAATAAGATGCGCGTTTCTTCCATCGGGAAGTTTCTTCGCCGCCGGACCACAACCGATGGTGATATAGCCGGCGTGTTTCATCTTGGAAGCCATGTGGTTCAAAACATCGTCAAGATATTCCGGTTCTATATGTTCAAGAACGTCGGTACAAACCAAAAGGTCTGCGGGGTCCGGATCGGCGGAAAAATCGGGGATTCCAGGATCGTATCGCTTCCCGATTCCGAGTTTCCCCTTGCCACAGCCGTAATCGAGAATATCGGAATATCCCAAGGATTCGATATACTCTTTTCTCCGTTTCGATCCCATGCCGAAGTTTCTATTCTTCCGATGCATTTTCAGCAATAGACCCCGATAGGAGTCACTGATTAACGGCATACTTCTCGACGACTTCCTTGCGTTTGCCCTTTAAATGCACGATATATTCCCCAAGAACCGATTTACCGAAAACATCCAAATCATCCAGGGACATTTGCCTGTTTTTGGGAATTTTGAAAAATGGCGACAGGTTATGGCTGGGAATGCCGGAGGTTCGGCGCGCGAAATCGAAAGCCTCGCAATCGTGCCAGCGGGCATGATCCATAAACCATCCGTGACGGATAAATCCGATATATTGCTTTAGGAATTCCGGGAATTTTTCATTCTCCGTGTCAAATCCGACGAAACCGGTTTCCGTGTAAACCCCTTCGCGTCCGAGATAGGTCAGCCCTTTGTCGTCGAACAACGAAACCAGAAACTCCTCCGGGATCGGCTTGCGAATAAAACTATCGGCATCGAGCCAGAAAACCTTTCCCTTGTATTCCTTCAACACATCCCATTGAGCGAACATCTTGCGGGAAAACTTCCAAAGATCGTAATTGTAATTGTATCCATCTTTTGTTCTACCGTGACAGATAGGAACATTTTTGATGTTTTGATAAAATCCCATCACGCCTTCGATGTCGAAAAAATTCCGCTTTTCCAGTTTCGCGTCATTCAGATCAATATCGGATTCGATATAACAAACGATGCTGAAAGGCCAATTGTTAATAGCGGATTTCAACATCTCCCGTCCATAAGCCTCGTATCCCGAATGGGAAAAAGTCGTAACCGCAATCAATGTGGCATTTCCTGCGATTGATCCGTCTTTTCTCCGATAGGTCCGGCCCCAATATCGGGCGATTTACTGAGCTTGTCGAGCAATAAATCGACCGTGGCTTCGCCTAAAAGAAATTTCAGTCTGACCAGCATATCGTCGTAATTCGCCGTTTCATTGGTTACGGTCTGAACCACGTCCTGCATGGACATGGTGGGAAGAACGCGATCAAGCAGAATTTGCGCCGCCTTGACCTGAGTAGCTTTCAATTCACATTCGCCGGCTAGATGTTTTTGCAGAGACTCGACAATCATCGTCGTTTTGATCTTGGCGCGCGTCATTTCAGACTGTTGCCTCCATGTCTTACTTGCGGCCAAAGCTTTGATCGGGCTGAATGACTTGCCTTTTAACGTCATGGTTATCTCTCTGAAAACGAATTATCTCAACGAATTATCTCAACGAAGGATCGGCGGGATTCAGTTGTTTTTTCAATGGAATTACCAGATCGTTCCGGTCGAGATCGTATCCTTTTGAGTTCAGCCAAGTTCTCCATATCGGAAATGGATTGCCGGCGACTTGAGCTTCTAAATTCAGTCCTCCATATTCCTTACGCAATTTCGCAGTCAAAATAGCATCACCCATATTTTAAATTTCCTTCATTCGTTCGATTTATATTGGTTTCAAATGAAACCTTATAAAAATCTCTCAACATGGTTAAAAGTTGATTCTCTTTAATCCAGTCATGGTTTATCGCTCCGGTTCCGGTGCGTGGAAGTTCGGCGCGGGTAAATGGCAGTTCGGGGTTGAATAAAGTATCGAATCCCGCGATCTGTAAAGTCTCGGGCCTGAACCGTTCCAATGCCATGACGATAGAAGCCATACCGGTCGAGACATTCGGATGCTTTGCCCCAAGATTTCTGAATTTTGCGTTCCAGGTGTTGCAGAGATTCAATGGAATCCAAAGATAGGCATTGAGTTCTTTTTTCGCCGCCTCGACTGCGTTTTCGTCGTACCAGCCCCTTTTGGGGTATCCCCAAAATTCATGAACCTTTATAGTCTTGAAACAACCCAGAACTTCCGTGGAGGCGCAAAGATAATCTGTTTTTACGCCATAATCCTTGGGATTGGTCCTAATCAGATACTCGGCCCGTTTCAAACGAACGACATTATCGAAACTGTCTATCCATTCACCCAATCCTTGTCCTTCAAGAGAAGGTCCATGTCCGACGATAATGGTTTTCAATGCAAGCCCACCCGTTCCTCCGGGCCCAATAATCTATTGGTCAGGCTCATGGTTTGGCGGATATTTTTGTCTAGATGTTCATCTTGAATCATGTAAAGAACGTCAATGAAAAATTCATTCATATCCAACATGTCTTCTATCAAAAAATGAATCGTCTGATCCGATGGGTTGGAAAGAACGGCGTCAACTTTCGAGATCGCCGGCTCCATTCTCGGTCTGAGATCGGGCCAATTCACCATCAAGGCCGTTAACATACCACGCAAAGTCTCGATTTCCCCATAAATTTCATTGACGATACTCATATTCCTCCAGAGAGTTGAATACCTTCACCGATCCATAAATCATGTGAGAAACATCGTTTCCAATACCGTAATACCAAAGCGCCGGGTCTACTTTCCCCGTTCCCTTGGGGGGTTTGATAGCGTCACAGAGCACCCCCAACCCTCCGCATTCATGCACAACCGTCTGCGTCACGGAAACAACCCTGTCCAGACAGGAGATGAAGTTTAGATGATTTTCCATATCCAACATGGAGTTTGGTTGGATTTCAACCAATTTTTCGTGTTTCCCTTCATATTGAACATTAAACAGCGTCCCTCTCGGGGAAATTTTGTCTATTAGTTTGTTTACATCCAGAATTCCATGTCTCGCTTTCCAAGCCACTCCGATCCATGGTTTTGGGTATTGCCAAAGTCTTTCCAGCCACGCTTTTCTTATATTCTGGTCGGGTTTTAAAAAAGGCTTCCTCGGAAAATGCGATTTGTTCCTTCGATAAAACATGAATAAATCCGCGAGCGCAACCACGCTTGCCTCTCCCTCGATCTGAGAAAGAACTCTTCTGGGAGTGCATTTAATTCCGAACGATCTCCGAAAAACCGGGAAAAGTCTGGGATGACACTGCAATTCCAGGGGGTCATGGCCAAGTCTGACAATTAATTCTGGAATAGCCGAGGCATATAAAATTTCATCTCCTATTCCTTGCTCTGAGGCAATAATTAGATGTTTAACTTTATTGCCATTCCATTTCGGAACAGTCATACCGCCTTTCGGCCCACCATTCCATCCCTGGAAAGTAATGGACCAATCACTTCTATATTCCCATCCATCCCAATTATCGAACTTCCCCAAGGAAAGCCTTGTGGAACATAAATGCCATCTAAAATTTATCGGAAAAGCCGAATAATTAATCCCTCCTGATCTTTTGATAGTTTTTCTTAGGAATTTTTTCATCCTTTGCCACTTTAAAGCAGTAAGGTCTTTCCACTGACAATGTTTTAAATCTTCTTCAAAAGATTCATAAACATCAGCCCAATGCGATTTAGTGGTCATTAAATATATTTATGTCTAGGAATTAGTTATGAAAAATGTGGAGGGTGTAGAACCTAAACCTAATCGCCCCCACAGAGGGGGGGCCCCTATATCCGAATATTCTAATATTCATAACTAATTTAGCCTATCTGCCTAAGCCTATCCAAGACTGACTTGAGACTAGATTTATAGGCATGTTTAGATCAAGTCATTAATTTAGATCAAGTCCAGGATTAATTGAATTCCAGTCCAGGATTAATTGAATTCCAGGAGGAAGAGGGGGCGGAAAGGATAAGCCTCAGCCTCAGCACATTCAACACACGTCTCCCTCAGCACACGCTCAGCACGCATCTCACCGCACACATCGTCCTAACTAGACTAATTCTTAAAGACAATCTGCCCGTAACTACGCTGTTGGTATTAGCATTTCCTCATATACCGTTTATCGGCTGGATTATACCGTCTGCCTTGCCGGCTGGGGCGTGATCTCTACCCCACCCGCTATCCTTGCATGTCCCTGCCATTTTACAGGCACTGTGGGGCTTTACAAGCGGTCGGTTTGGGCTGACGGACGGCATAAGCGGACTGACGGGCGGTTGATGTAACACTTGAACTGTAAATCGGCTTACCCTATTATCCCCTTGTGACACCGTGCCGGCGGACCCGGCTTAACCTTGGAGACGAGGACGCCAAAATGAAAACCAAAATCATCTACAACGCATGCCGTGAAAACCTCGGCGACGGCACGACAGACGCGCAATACAGGGCGTTCAAATCTCTGGCGCTGACAGCAATCGAGTCCGCATTCCCTGACGCCGATGTCTACGTGGGCAACTCTAGTTTCTGCAACGCCAGCACCTGCGAAATAAACCAGGTAGGTCCTATGGATGACGATTTCGTCGAGATTATACGCGACGACGTTGAGCAGGCCGT